GAGGGCGTAAGAGTGTGTTGGAGTCAGTGCTGTGTTATCCGTCAGGGGGGGTGCTTGCTGTTCAGATGGAGCGGCTGGGGTTGGAGGAGAAGGGGGGGGGGGGGGGGGGTGAGGGGGGTGGCTGTCTCATGTCTTCTCGTCTCCTGTTGGGAAACTTTACCGGGAATTCTTACCGATCAATGATTTTTGTCTTTAGAGCCATTCGGAAGGATTAACAGCGGTGAATTATTACCCTTTCCATCTCGGCGACTACGCCACCCATGCCGGGCACCTTGACCCGGTAGAGGACTGCGCTTACCGCCGGCTGATTGATCTGTACATGCTGACCGAACAGCCGCTGCCGCTGGACGTTGATTTGCTGGCTCGCAAGATTCGGATGAAGGACTACGCCGCAGCGGTGCGCGATGTCCTGAACGAGTTTTTCACGCAGACCGATGACGCCTGGACGCATTCGCGCTGCGACCGGGAGATCGCGGCTTTCCGGCGTGCTTCTGACAACGCATCAAAAGCCGGAAAAGCGTCCGCGTTAAGCAGAAAGGCAACGCGCGTTGAACGACCGTTAAACGACTGTTCAACGACCGTGCAACCAACCAAGAGCCAAGAGCCAAGAGCCAAGAGCCAAGAAAAAGAGAGAGAGAGCGCAACAGACGCGGCTGACGCCGCTCCCCGCTCTCGTGGGATTGCGATACCCGCTGACTTTCCAAGCGATGCCGAGCTTGCATGGTGCGATGCCGAGCGGCCGGAGCTATCAGCCGCAACTGTTGCTGTCGCCTTCCGCGATTACCACCTGGCGCACGGCTCGACGATGAAGTCGTGGCCTGCGGCATGGCGGACATGGGTGCGCAAAGAGCGCGCGCAGATCCGCGCGGCGCCGGCATACGGCAAGACGGCGCTCGACAAGCAGGCCGACGTGATCGCAAAAATCCTGCGGATTGACACCGCGCAATCCTTGGACATCTTCGATGAGCCACCAAGACTTTCCGCTGCACGCGATTGATCGATTGTTTTCTCGCTTCATTGCGATTTACGGCGCGCAGAAAACCGCGACGGCCTGGGGTAATGGCGACGCAACCGAGCGCGCGCTTGTGTGGCACCAGGCGTTGAGTAAGTACCCAATGCAGACGGTTGGCGATGCCCTGCGCGAGCTTGCGGAGACAGGCACCGGCTGGCCGCCGACGCTGCCCGAGTTTGTGCAGCTTGTGAAGGCAAAGATGCCGCAGGCCATGCACCAGAAGGCGCTGCCGGTGCCTGACAGGACTGCTGACGAAGTTGCAGCAGGCGCGGTGCAGATGGCTGCGATTCGCGAGTCGGTCGCGCCTAAGCGGGACGGCGGCGCGTGGGCCTATCGCGTCATCGAGCGTTACAGCGCTGGCGACCAAGTTGTCGCTCATGCGTCCTACAAGATTGCGCTAGAAGCCTTGCACAACCTGGGGCGTGAAATCCCCGCCGAATAACCGCGGCAGCGGTCCTGCCAAAAACTGGAGAAATCATGCTGGAAAACCTTGTTGCCCAACGAGAAGAAATCGAACGCCAGATCCGCGAAATCCGCGCCGCAGAGCAGGCCGATGCGCTCGAGCGTGTGCGCAATTTGATCCGCTTGCACAACATTTCGTTGAATGATGTGTTTGAGCGAAAAAACGTAACAAAGCCCGCTGCCCGCAAGGTTGCACCGAAGTACCGCGACCCAGCTACCGGCAGCACTTGGGCGGGCAGGGGCCGTGCGCCCGCGTGGTTTGACGCCAGCCGCAAGCACCTTTTCGAGATCGGGGGCTGACATGCTCGGCTCAGAGATCGTGCTGCTGTCCGAGGAAGTGTCGCTACTGGAGTCGCGCCTGCTGGATCTCACGCGCACGATTGGCAAGTGGCAAAACAGGTGCGAGTTGCTGCGCGAGCTGCTGGAGGAATCGACTCAGCACTGCCCGCACGAGCTGCGGGTCAAGATTCTTGAAGCGCTCACCACGCAGCACTGACGACAAGCCGCCGTGCGACCAATGCTCCCACAGCCGCCAGCACCGTCCCGAGGGCATCAGCATTGCCGCGCTGGTGTGCACACATCCGTCTGCGCTGCGGCTCAACCAAGGCGCGGTGTGGTTTCACACGCTTGCGCGGGAAGTCTGCAAAGGAAGGCGCTTTGAACACAGAAAAAAATCATGAGCTGGTGCTTGAGTGCCTGCGCCAAGTGACCGAGCAAGCCATAGCGCAGCAGGCGGTCATGGTTGAAATCGTCATCACCTTGCCGAATCAGGTCAGCGAGTTTTGGACAACGAATCCCGCGCCGCTAACGATGGTGCGCGGCAAGGGGAGCACGCATTGAGCGAGAAGGTCGTGATTGGCAATGCGGAACTGTGGCACGGCGACTGTAGGGAAGTGCTGCCGCTGCTGCCAGATTGCGACTTGATACTTACCGACCCGCCCTATGGGATTGGCGAGGCCGCTGGCAAGAATAAAAGCCGCACAAAAATGGCGCCCGCAAAGGATTACGGAAACGACGATTGGGATGATGCGCCGCCGCCGTTATGGGTGATCGAACTGATTCGGCAAAAAGCAAAGTGGCAGGTGCTTTTTGGCGGCAACTATTTTGTTTTGCCGCCTAGTTCTTGCTGGCTGGTGTGGGATAAGGAAAACGGCGCAAATGACTTTGCAGATTGCGAGCTTGCATGGACAAACCTACCTAAAGCAGTGCGACGTTTGCGGTGGCGGTGGTCTGGAATGCTGCAGCAAGACATGGCGAATAAGGAGGTTCGAGAGCATCCGACACAAAAGCCTGTCGCGGTTATGCGTTGGGCGTTAACTCAAGTTTGCGATGCTGTTTTGGTGTGCGACCCGTTTATGGGGTCTGGCACAACCGGGGTGGCTTGCGTGTACGAAGGCCGGCGGTTTATCGGCATTGAGCGCGAGCGAAAGTATTTCGACATCGCCTGCGAGCGCATCAGCCGCGCACTGGCTCAAGGCCAGTTATTGCCGCCAGAAGCGCCGCAGCAGCAGGTGCAGGAAGACTTGCTGTGAGCAAGCCCTCGCCCACCAGTCGCAGCATGGCGTGGTTGCGCGAGCATGGCTATCACGCGGAGGTCGTCGAGCAGACGAAGCGGGTCGGCGCACCAGGGGCAACGAAAGTTTGGAAGGTTGACCTGTGGAGCTTTGTCGATTTGCTGGCAATTCGCCGCGGCGAAGTGTTAGGCGTGCAGACGACGAGCTGGACGAATGTTTCGGCCCGCGTGCGCAAGATCACAGAGTCGCCGCTACTGCCGTTGGTGCGCGAGGCTGGCATTCGCGTTGTTGTGCATGGTTGGCACGCGGATGGGCGACTGCGAGAGGTGGATCTGTCGTGAGGCTGACTGAAAAAATGAGACTGGCAAACAAGCGGGCGACGCACGAGGATTTGTGCGCGATATACGCGCCAGGCATCACCGCCGAGCAAGTGTTGGACGACCTGCGAGCGCATTGATGACCGACGACCGTTTGTCCTATCTGCTTGACGTGTGGCGAGATTGGATTCGACAGACGGATCACCGGCACGAGTTGGGCTATCCGAGCACCGCGGCAGGAATTCGTTACCGCGGCGGCACGGATTTCGAGACGATGGCCGACTCAATGGACATGACGCATGCGCTGGCCGTGGACGCGGCCATAGACAGCTTGGAGCCGCTGGAGCGCCGGGCGGTGCATCACGTCCTTATCCGCAGCCAATGGGCCAGCAGCATCCCGTTGCAAGACGTATTTGCTCGAGCACGCGACATGCTCAAGATCACGCTAAACAGACGAGGAATTGAATGAGGCCATACCGAGATTGGTACACGACCGCAGAAGTTGCTGCGCTGGCTGGTGTTAAGCCCGCAACGATTCACAGATCCTTGAGCGACAAACGTGCATACGCCGGCATTGTCCCGTCGAAAAGTCACAACGGCGTTTTGCAATGGGACAAAGACGCGGTTATTGATGCGCTGAAACCAAAAACATATGCATACGCATAGAAGCGTATTGAAACGTCTGTATTCCCGCAAAGGCTAATCAGCCGGAGAATTTGGGTCGGGAAGGTGTCTTTGCTTTCTCCTGTTTGTCTCCTCCTCCTGCATTGCTTGCGCCCGACTTGGGCGCTTTTTTTTGGCCCATCACCTAAATGGCTGCTCGACTAAATCCTCGCCACACCGAGCTGGTTCGGCAAAAGATCCAGGCGGGCAATATTATTCATCGCCTGACGCAGCACGTTAATGGCGAAGTGGATATGTCCAGCACGCAAGTGACTGCGGCGCTTGGTTTATTGGATAGATCAGTTCCGAAACTGCAAGCTATTCAGCACGTTGGTGACGAAGAAGGCGGGCCGATAAAGCACGTTTTTGCGTGGGCAAACCAACAAGAATCGTAATTCCCTATGCGCCGAGAGCGGCATTCATGCCGTTTCATCAGCGCACGCAACGATGGGCGGTTATGGTCTGCCATCGACGCGCAGGCAAGACGGTTGCGTGCATCAACGATTTGCTCAAGCGGGCGCTGGAGTCGAAGCTGCCTGAGTGGCGCGGCGCGATGGTTGCTCCGTACTACGCGCAGGCTAAAGACGTTTGCTGGACTTACTTGAAGCGCTTTGCAGGCGTGGTACCAGGCGTTAGGTTCAACGAGTCCGAGCTGTACGCCGAGTTTTCAAATGGCGCTCGCATTCGTTTGTATGGCGCAGACAATGCCGACGTTAGGTTGCGCGGCATTTACCTTGATTACGTCATTCTGGACGAATACGCCGATCACCCGCCGCATATATGGGGCGAAGTCATAAGGCCGTTGCTGGCTGATCGTTTGGGGTCGGCCACGTTTATCGGCACGCCCAAAGGGCACAACAGTTTCTACAAGCTGGTCAATGACGCGGTAAACGACCCCGACTGGTATCGGCTGATTCTGAAAGCGTCTGAGTCGGGCATTGTCGCTGAGACGGAGCTGTTTGCCGCTGCGTCGCAGATGACCGAGGATCAATACGCGCAGGAATTCGAGTGCAGTTTTGAGGCCACGATAGCCGGTGCGGTGTATGGCAAGTGGCTGGAGCGTGCAACACAGGCCGGGCGCATCACCCAAGTGGACGCAGAGGCAAGCCTGCCGGTGCATACAGCTTGGGACTTAGGCTTTGGCGACTCAACGGTCATCTGGTGGTTTCAGCTTGTTGGCGGGCCGCGCCCTGAAGTGCGCGTGATTGACCACTACGAAGCGCACGGCCACGACATCGTGCATTACTGCGACGTGCTGAAGGATCGCGCTTACAAGTACGGCGACGGCAAGCACTACGTTCCGCACGACGCAGCTAACAAGTTGCTTGCAAGCGGTGGCCGCAGCATTGTGCAGCTCGCGTGGGTCGAGGGCGTGCAGATGACCGTCGTCGGCGCGACATCGCAAGAGAATCAGATATCGGCGGCGCGCAAGACGTTGGAGTGCGCTTGGTTTGACGCTGATCGCTGCGCTAACGGCATTGAAGCCTTGCGCAATTACCAGTACGAATTCGACGACCGGCTGAAGACGTTTAAGCCCAAGCCGCGCCACGACTGGTCAAGCCATAGCGCTGACGCATTCGAGATCATTGGGCAGGTTTGGCAGCCGCCTAGGCCGCCAGCAACTGAAACGAAACCGCGCTTTCTGCACGAGATGAAAGCGTCCGAAATATTTTGGCCAGAGGATTCCGGCCTGCAAACACGCGAGCGTATCTAAATGGCAATCGGCAACCTTTCGGTCGGCAACGCAAAGCCAATCACCGCAACCGCTAACATCAAGTCCAGCCAGGGCGCAATGCTTGGCATCTTTTGCTCAAGCAGCACCAGCGGCACGATCACGCTGTACGACGACGCCGCAACTGGCACAAGCACCGCAATCGCTGCGGTCTTCAACGTGTCAGCAGGCACCTGGTACTCGCTGCCGGTGGCGTTTGGCAACGGCTTGTATGTCGTCGTTGGCGGCACCGCAGCGGTCACGGTTGTGCTGGTCTGATGGCCGACGATACGGACGATTACAGCGGCGGGCAACCGACCGCTGACGGCGCGAGCGGGTACGACGGCGCTGGCCTTGTTGCGCGTTGGGTGGCCGAAATTCGGATGTACGAGCGGGCCGCGACTGGCTGGGAAGGTCGCAGCAAAAAGCTGATCAAGCGGTACAAAGACGAGCGCGGCATTAGAGATGGCGCAGGCGTGCGCTACAACGTGTTGTGGTCAAACGTGCAGACGCTGCTGCCCGCGATCTACGCCCGCACGCCAAAGGCGGACATCGAAAGGCGCTTCAAGGACGCCGACAAGACTGGTCGCTATGCCAGCCAAGTGCTGGAGCGCTGCGTCGATTATTTCGTGCAGCAGGATGGATTTAACGCCACCGTGCGCCAAGCGGTGCTCGACTACCTGCTGCCGGGTCGCGGGACGACTTGGGTGCGCTACGCGCCAAGAATGCAGCAAGTGCCTGCGCCTGGCGACGAAGTAGGACAGGGCGGGCAAGTCTCGGACGATGTGCAAGATCCTGAGACGCTTGAGATGGTGGAATTCGAGGACGTAGTGACCGATTACGTCCATTGGTCGGACTTCGGTCACACGGTCGCCCGCACATGGGAAGAAGTGCATTGCGTCTGGCGCCGGGTGTACCTGACGCGCGAGGAAATGCGCAAGCGGTTTGGCGAGATCGCCGACAAGGTGCCGCTTGATTATTCGCCCAGGGGCGTCAACGACGAGAAGATCCCTAACGCCAGCAAGAAGGCCAGCATCTACGAGATTTGGGATAAGGCCGAGCGTCGGGCGATGTGGATCCACAAGGATTACCCAGAGCCGCTAGACGTGCGCGACGATCCGCTGCGCCTGCCGGACTTCTGGCCGTGCCCGCGTCCGCTGCTGGCCAATCTTGCCAACGATTCGTGCATCCCGGTGCCTGATTACGTTCAGTACCAGGATCAGGCGTCCGAGCTGGACAACATCACCGAGCGCATCGGTGCGTTGACAAAGAGCATTAAGGTTGCGGGCGTCTACGACGCCAGCGTGCCGGGCTTGGCTCGCATCCTGAGCGAAGGCATTGAAAACAAGCTGATCTCGGTCGAGAGCTGGTCAATGTTTGCCGAAAAAGGCGGGCTGAAAGGCAGCATTGACTTGCTGCCGCTGCAAGACGTGGTGAATGCGCTGCTGGCGCTGCACGAGGCACGCGAGAAGGTGAAACAAGACCTGTACGAGATCACCGGCCTGTCGGACATCATTCGCGGCGCAACCAAAGCGGCTGAGACGGCCACCGCGCAGCAGATCAAGGGCCA